CAAGAAATAACTGGTTAAAAATGGGGAGGAAAAGATGAACAAAGGGAAAACAATGGCTGCATCGGTGTTAATTTTGACCTTTTTAATATTCGCATTCTTTGTCTTTTCCTTGACGGCGCGGGCCGATTTTTTGGCTTGTGATGTAGTGACCGGATTCACACCCACGCAATCTCAAATTGAGGTTACTCCTCCGAGCGGTCCCGCAACGGTGGTTAATGGGATCGTCACTGTATCGGGGGTTAATGTCAAACTTCTCGACTTAGCTGCTTATACCGTCCCGGGAGCCTATAAATTCCGGGCAAGGTGGGCGGATGTGAGCGGTTGGTGGTCCGACTACAGCCCTTTTCTATCGCCCAACAAACCTCCGGCGGCTGGAGGTTTGAAGATAGTACCGTAAGGATTTTGCTGGAAAGCGGGGAAATAATTGAATTCAGAATTCGATTGGTAAAATAAAGATCGATAAATTGAAGATGGGAGGATAAAAATGGCGACGAAACGGAATTGGAAAGTGGTTCCAGCGCTGATCTGTCTGGCGTTCGTCTTTGCCCTGGGCGGGCTTACGCTCCCGGTGACATCTCTTATGTCCCAGAGCATAAGCAGCCAGCCGGTGATGACCCAGTTTGCCGGGTTGACTGCGGGCCAGATGATGGAACACCGGATGTACCTGGAGCACAATTATCACGTCGAGTGCATCCGGGATGGGAAGGTCGTCTGGGTCGAAAATTTTAAAAACCGCGTCACGACGGTCGGATTGAACCAATACCTGAACGCCACTCTCGGCAACGTCGTGGCGGCAAATAATCAGATTTGGTACGTCGGGCTGGTCGGGCCGACGCAGACGGACGGAAAGTGTAATAGCGCCAGCAATTTCTTGACCTCGGTGGCCGGGGCGTTCTCGGCGAGCGACGTGGGGCAACCCGTAACGATCCAGGGGGCGGGCGCCGCCGGCGCGGATTTAACCACCACCATCGGAACTTATACCAGCGCGACGAATGTCAGCCTGGCCGTGAATGCCAGCACGACGGTTACGACTTCTGGATACCTGATTGGCGCGAGGCTGGCTGATACTATGGCCTCCCATGCTCCCTGGGTAGAAGTGGGTCCCTACAGCAATGCGACAAGAGTTCTGTGGGTGCCGGGGGCGGCTTCCAGCGGGTCGATGAATAATACAAGCCCGGCGGCATTCGCAGTCAACGCCACCAACACGATCTACGGGGCGTTCATGTGCAATGCGGGCGCCATAAACGGAGCGACTGGCACCCTCCTGGGCATGGGGCCATTTTCGGCATCGCGGAGCGTGTTGTCCGGGGATACGCTGAACGTCACGGTGACCTGTAGCATCCAGTAAAAGGCTTTATCTCACGCAAAGGCGCAAAGAGCGCCAAGGAAAGAAATGCTCGGCTTAAATCGATTGAAATTATCCGATACTTTGCGCCCTTTGCGGCTTTGCGTGATACCTTTCTTTTCGCTCATTCTCCTGGCCGGGGCACTATCGCCCCTGGCTGATGCCGCGCTTCCTGCGGCGGACAATTTTAATAGGGCCGATGAAAATCCGCTCAGCAACGGCGGAAAGTGGAGCCTTGTTTTCGGGACGACGAACAATCTGCAAGTCGTCTCGCAATATTGCACCTGGGTAACAGCCGCCGCCGTCGCCACAATGTACTGGAATGCTGATACGCTCAGCGACAATCAATACTGTCAACTCACCTATTCCGTTTTTGGAGATGGCGGTCCGCTAGTCAGGGTTTCCACAAGCGCGACGACCTATTATCAATTATCCTGCCAATCCGATGGCACCGGGACCAAATCCACCGTACAGACTATCGGGAAAAAAGTGGCTGGCGTTTTTAGCGCCATCAGATCTTTCTATGCCACCGTGATGCCCGGGGATACGGTCGCCCTCAAGGTTTCCGGGTCGGGGCCCGCAACGTTAAGCTTTTGGTTAAATGGTTCGATGATCGGAGGATGTACCGATAGCGATATCGCCAGCGGATCTTATGCGGGAATTGCGATCGCTCAATATTCGGGGACCGGCGCGGACTGTGGCGTGGACAATTTCGAAGCGGGAAACCTGGCCGGATGCGGCTTTGCTTTGCCTGCCGCCGCCGTAAATATCGCCGTCGGGAATTTTGCCACCAATCAAGGGACGACAAACTCACTGACCGTACCCAAAAATGCCGGATTCACTTCGGGTCAACTGCTGGTGGTTTCGTTCGCGGCCCATTCAAACGCTTCGCCTGTCGTCGTGCCCCCTGCCGGGTGGACCAGTATCGGGTCGAATCTCACCGTTGGCAATACAACTTATTACACCGGCTGGTATGTTTACGCTGGAGAGGCGGGGTTCGCATTCAGTTGCAACGGCGCAAATTTCACAACCGCCGGAATGGTCGCGTTCAATGGCGTCAACCCCATCAATCCAGTGCAGGTCATAGGAAGCAATAACGGCACCAGCGGGGCCGCAGCGAACGTCTCTTCGATCACGACCCTGACTTCGGGCGACATGCTAGTTCTCTTTGCCGATGGCTACAGTTCGGCGAACCGGAGCGTTTCATCCGCGACCGTGAAAGCCGTTGCCATGACCAAATCATTCGCGGTCAATGGAGCATCCAACCGCCTTCCCGTGTCGGCCTGGTATTCCCCAAATGCGGCCATTGGCGCGACCGGGCAGATCATCGGGACATTCAGCGGGGCGATGATTAGCTGGGGAGGCAAGGCGGTCGCCCTCCGGCCTAAAACTCAGGAAGGGTTGACCCAGGCCGTATGTGGAAACTCGGCGAGCACGTGGACCTATAGTTATCAATCGGGCGCGGGCAACACCTACAATTTTTCGATCGCATTCGCTCAGACCTCATCTTATACCGATACTCCCCAGTGGATATTCGGGAGAAATGTCGCGCTGTCTCAGTCTTCCAATTACACCGGCGCCCCGGTTCTTTTGTCCTCCGGGATGCTCGTTACCTTTTCCCAGTCGTCAGGATATCAGGGCACGCCCGCCAGGATGACAACTCAATCGGCGACCCTGACGCAAAGCTCTAATTATTCTACCTCTCTGGGTCTGGCATTTGCGGCGAGTTTGCCCCTGGCACAGACCTCGGGGTATCAGGATAGTTTCGCGTATATGATGGGGATGGCTCTCTCATTTCAACAGGCCTCTTTATATGCTTTAGGAGTCCCGGTCAAACAGACACCGGCAAGTTATTCGCTCGCGCAAAGTTCAGGCTATATAAGTGCGCCGGCCGCTTCTCTTCTTGCAGCCTATTCCCTGCCTCAGACCGCAGCCCTCTCGGATTCGGCTTCAATGTTTTTCCCAAAGACGGTTAGCCTGGCGCAGGCCTCAGCATATAGCCCAATTCCGACCTGGACATTTGTCGGCGCGTTCTCCCTCTCCTCGATCTCTGTCCACGCAGGTGCGCCGGCCTTGAACTTTGCAAGGAGCATACCCCTGGCGCAGAGTTCGGTTTTCTCCGGCAGAGTGCATGGATTTGGTAAAGAGTTGTCACTTGCCCAGACATCGGGTTTTTCGGACACATCAACGACGGCGATCGCTCAATCAGTTGGCCTGTCGCAGATCTCTTCTTACGGCGGCGGATTGCCCATCATCCGGATGACCCTGAACCAGTTATTCGCCAGCCCGGCGAGTTTCCTGTCCGAGCAGAGACTGGCAGGTTTTGGGGATATTTACCTGGCCTCCGAGGCTTTTTCCAACTTGAGCGACCTTGCCCTATGGTCGGTCCTTTCTGCTTATGCGCCACTGATCCTTTCCTCCGCCGCTCAGGGATCCTCCGCAGGGCAAAAGACGACCGCGCAGAGCTTCTCCCTCTTGGGCAGTTCATCTTTTGCGGGCGACAAAAATATATCGCTCCTGGCCTCTATGCCGATATCGGCAACCTCGATTTTTAGCGATGGCTCGATTTTCTGGCCTTCTGGGTCCGTTTCTTTGAGCGCGGGCAGCGGGTGGAATTGGCTCGCGAACACCTGGCGGAAGGCATATAACGCTATCGTTCTTTTGTTAAGCCAGGAAAATCGCGTTCTTACTGAGCAGGCGGAGAATAGGCAATTTTTTCTCGATTACGAGAATAGAGAGTTGACCGAGAGCCGGGAGAACAGGCAATTAGGTCAGGAATTGGAATCTCGTACACTAACGGTAGGACCTCAACGATGAAATACCCAAGAACTAGACAGGAAAAGGCAGGAATAATCCTCATCCTGTATGCCGGCTTATTTTTAATTTTCTCTTCCTTGGCTTTTAGCGCTGGGTTCGTGTTGGACCCGACGTCCCGCACCTGGTACTCCCCCGATAAGGACAATGATGCGGTCCTGGATTACTCCATCGACTGGACGGCCTGGCTGGCCGGGGACAAGATCAGCTCGAGCATTTGGACGGCAGGAGCGGGGATCACGATCCAGGCGACCAGCTCAACGGATTATGTGGCCACGGTTTGGGTATCGGGGGGAACCGCCGGGCAGGTGTACCTGATGAAAAACAAGATCGTGACGACTGGCGGAAGGACAACGGAACAGTCGTTTCGAATCCGGGTAAAGGAACTCTGAGGATGACTTTCAAGGACCAAATAATCGAGGACCAGGCCATCTTTTTCAACGAGGATGAGTTTGCAATCTCTGTCGATTATCGCCGGCCGCCGGGTGATGATACCACCAAGAGGATTCCCGCCATTTTCGAATATTCGGCGGACGATGAGCACCCGGGGGCCGACGATTTCGGGACGGTCGCCGTCCTCCGGATCCTGGCGCAGGGAGAAAACGGGATCGAAACGGTGATCAAGGGCGATGAGATCATCGTCGATCCGGATGCGGTCGATGCCCAGACCTGGAGGATTACATACGCAAAAAAGAGCGAACAGGGTTTGGAATGGATCTGCAATATCAGCAAACTCAGGTGATAGACGATGCCGGTTATTAATTTTGAGATAAAAGGACTCGAACTTTTGACCACGCTTTACCCGAACCGGATCAAATGGGCCATCGGCGAGGCCATGAAGATGACCGGCGGGCACGAAAAGAAACTGCTCCGAAAGTTTATTGAGACCGGGGGCCCGGGCTGGCCCGGACTGAATACGATCACTCGCAAATTGAAGCAGGGACCATCGAGCCCCCTGTTCAATCTAGGCAAAATGGCGAAATGGAAATATACGGGCGGCGCGAATCCGCGCGTCCAGGTCGGGTTTTTCTTCCAGTCAAAAATGAAGGGGTCGCAACGCCGGGCGGCAAAAGGGCGATACGTCTCCTATTTTGGCAAGGGGGAGGATTCGATCTTTTTGAAGCACGAGGAAGGGGCGGATATCCCGGTGACCACGGCGATGCAGCGATCGCTGGCGGGCCTGGGAATATTCGTCCGCAAGGGAACGATCCTGCATGTTCCTGCCCGGCCGATGATCGGCCCCTTTTGGGAGCGGGAAAAGGAACTGGTCCCGGCATACGTCCATAAACGGTTCTGGGAGAAGATGGCGGTCGCCCAAGGTCAAAAACAGTGAAACGGCGAATCGGCGAAACGGAGAAAATATTTGAGCCTGGCGAATATCCGCACCCAGATTAAAGCCATCCTTGAGGCCGTAACCGGCATCGGGCCGGTTCACGATTATTATCGGTGGACCCGGTCGCTCAGCGAATTCCTGGACCTCATGAAGGACGCGAATGGAAAGCTGAACGGGTGGGAGTTCCAATGGGAGGATGATGCGCCCGAGCGCAAACCGATCGGTCCGGGGAAGGCGGAGAGGAATTACACCTTCACTTTCCGGGGATATTACGACCTGGACGATGAGACCGGCAGCCGGAAAGATTTCGAGGCCCTGATCGATAGCATCTTTATGGCTTTCCTGGGCAACCAAAACCTGAATGGCTCATGCCATCTCACCGGTCTCTTTACCCCGCAGACGATCACGGACGCCTTCCTGGAGGGGAATAAAGAATCGGCCTTCTGCCATCAGGCAACGGCCACACTTTTGGTTACGGAAAGAATTTCCGTTTAAAGGAGGAATCGATGGCGAAGAAGATTTACTACGATGAGGGCTTTGCCTACATGACGGCGGCCGATATCCGCTTTAACGTCGGCGAGCCGAAGGAGGTCCCGGACGATATCGCCGAGGCCCTGGTCCGCAAGGGCCGGTTCAAATTCTGGGAAGAAAAACTCCCCACAGAAAAGGAGGGGTAAACGATGGGACAGCAGACAGGTTCAACCGTCAAACTGGTCTATGACACGGAAACGGTCTATAAGACGAATCCCACTCCGGATGGGATGATTCTCCCGTTCGTTTCCGAATCCATTCGGCTGACGCGGGACATGGTTTCATCCAAGACCATCCGCAACTCCCGTAACCCGAGCATGCCGGTTCGGCAGCGGATGAACGTCGCCGGCGACATCAATTTCGAACTCAGTCCGGCTTATGGAAGGCTTTTCAGCCACATTTTCAGCGCGGGGGTGAGGACGTTGACGGGTCCCTACCTTTGGACCTACAAGGTCGGAACCCTGCCGGTGGGGATGCTCATCGAAAAACAGTTCCCCGACCTGGATGCGGCCAAGTACGTGGTTTATAACGGCTGCAAGGTCCAATCCTTCAAATGCAGCTCGAAAGTTGACGGATTCATCGATTGCTCGGTTTCGCTCGTCGGCGCCAAAGAGACGATCAACGCATCCGTCTATGATGCCACGGTGACGGACCTGGCTCATATCCCCTTCGATGGTTACGAGGCGACCCTCAAACAGGGAGGAAATCCGCTTTCTGGGGCCACGGCCTTTGATTTTACCCTCGAAAATGGCCTCGACGATTCTATTTTTGCCATTGGCGACAGCGGTGAACGGTCTGCGCTCCGCGAGGGCATCGCGAAGGTTACCGGCAAACTGACGTTGTTTTTCGCCAATCATACCCTTTACCTGTTGGCCATCGCCGCCACGGAAACTACTCTCCAGATAACATTCACGCACGGCACGGGGGCCGGAACGGCGGGGAATGAAAAACTGGAGATTTACTTTCCCGAGGTCAAACTCGGGGTCATGTCGCCAGTCGTCTCAGGACCCACGGGAATGCTGCTTGAGGTCCCATTTGAGGCTTACTATGACAATGATGCCAGCGCCTCGGCCGCTTATGCGCTTCTGACCGTACCCCAGAGCGCTTTTTAAGGAGCCTTATGCCCGAGTATAAAATCGGCGAGAAAGAGTTCGAGCAGCACCCGCTCGTGATCGGCCAGGCCCTTCAGCTTCTCTCCAGGCTCAAGGGCCTGCAGTTCCCGGGAGGGGAGGGGGAAATCTCGGTCCTCCAGGTGATGGACATCCTGGGAGACGGCCTGGCGGACCTGGTTGCGATCGTCCTGATCGAAAAGGGTAAGGACCGGATCGAGTACCTGAAAACCAGGGATGTGGACGCCCTGGCGGATTACCTTCGTTACAATTTGACCCCCGACCAGGCGCTGGAGGTGGTCGCCGATTTTTTTACCTTGAACCAGACTTCATTACTTTTACAAAAAGTGACCGTGGTTCTGAGAGGGTTCAGAGCGTCGGCGACGACGAAGCCTGGATAGAAGACATTCCCGTCCTCCTGGCCCAGGGGGACATTACCAAGCGGGACCGGATTATCTGGGGATTCACCTTTAAAGAATGTCTCCCCTACCTCAAATTCCAGGCGGAGATCCGGGCCTTCCGCAGAAGTTTCATGGGCGAGTCGGAAGAGCAAAAGAAGAAAAAAGCACTGGATAAGTTCTGTGAGGCCTGCCGGAAGGCGGGCCGGGACGATTGCAAAAACTGCACGAAGGACGTAAAAATTGGCGGATGACAGACTCCAGATCCTGATCGAGGCCTTCGATTCCACGAAGGCGGCCTTTGCGGACATCCAAAAATCGGTTATCGACCTCAAGAAGGAAATGAGGAATGTGACCGAGGAAACGCAGAAACAAACTGCCGTGGTGCAGGACCTGGGAGCGGCTTTCCATGCCCTCAAAGCTCAGATCCTTGAGATCGTAGCCATAGTTTACGCTTTTAAAAAGATGTGGGATATGGCGGAGGCAACCGCTGAGATCCACGAGCAAGAGGCCGCTCTCGATAATCTCGGGAAGAAATATGGCATGACGGGCGCCCAGATCGCGTCAATGCTCGACGAGGCCTCTGATGGCCTGCTGAAATATTCGGACCAGTTGAAACTGGCGACGAAGGGAACGGCTCTCGGGTTTGACCCCACATTATTGGCCGATTTTGTCTATTACGCAACCCGCCTGAAAGAGATCAACCCAGGGAAGACTGTCGCTGAAATAACCGATGCCATTATGCGGGCGAGTACCGGAGTTCGGGGGGGCGGAGGCGCGCTCATCGACATGGGCGTCCTTGCGAACACGCGCGAAGGGGTGAAGAGGTTGTCCGATGAACTGGAAAGGAGTTCCGCTTATCTCACAGCCCAGGAAAGGCAGGCGGCGGCAACCAATATAGTTCTGGCAGCTCTTTCGATGACCGTTGATGGCCTGGGGCCGAAAGTTGAAAGCGCCCACGACGCGATGACCAAGTTGGGGAATGTCCTTGGAGATATCGGGCGCTTTTTAGGTGACATTGGCCTGAAGGTCATAGGGGGGCTCGGGCTGCTCTTCGCTGGACTCATCGAGGCAGCCTACGGCCTCGTGAATGCCTTTGCCTTTCTGATCGACTCTTATGCCAGTTGGCTGGAACTGGCCTCCAAAGTCCCGCTTCTAGGCAAACTTATTACCAAAGAAGATGCGGCCGCGATGCACGGCTATGCCGATTCCATCGGGAAGGCTGCGGATTCGATGAAAGGATTTCAGGAGAAGGTTTATAATTTTTCCGGCGTCATGATGGGCGTCGATATGCCCTCGACCGGTAAACCCCCTCATGTTCCATCAAACGTTGGGATAATGCCCGGGGGATCGTTCACCGCCGAGCAGGCAAAAAAACAAACCGAAGTCTTGAAGGCGCAACTCGCGGCCAACATCGAAGCCCTAAAGCTGAATTCCGCCGAGGAAAACGATATCCGCCGGACCGCCGTTTCCGATCTCCAGGTCTTCCAGGCGAAGAGTCTGATTACTATGGAAGACTTCCTCGCTGAAAGAGCCGCAATCGAAAAGGTGGGGATTCAGATCGAGATTAATAATTTGGAAAAGGAGCGGTCGGAAACCGCAGGGAAATTCGACCAGATCATCGCCCTCTGGGTTGCAGTTGGTGGGAAACGGACGGAGGTGGAGAAGTTTACCCAGGAGCAGCGGAAGGCCTTATCCACCATCGACATTCAATTAGCCCAGAAAAACAGTGCCCTGAAGATTTCTCTGAATACCGAGGAAATCCGGGTTCTTCTGACCAATTTCAACATCGAGGAAGCGAGAAGGCAGGCGCTCATTACTAAATTGCAGCAGGAGATCTCTGTCCGGCAGCAGATGAACAGCCTCCTGGTCGAATTCAACCGGATGACGCCCTTGGAGCAGACCCGGCAGCAGATCGCCGACCAGGATGAGCTGAACAAGAAAAAGATCGACGCGATTGATCTTCTCCTCCGCCAAGAAAATATTACCGCCGCTCAGAAAATTAAATTAGAGGCGGAAAAGAATGCCATGCAGGCCGAGATAGATTCGCAGGAAAAGCGCGCCCTGAATGAAGAGCGGCTCCTTGCAGCCGGCCTAAAAAGCCTGGATATCGCGAAACAGCATACCGAAAACGCCCTGAAGCTCACGGAGCAGTATGCACAGCTCACGGGAGACTACCAGACCGCCTATGATCTCCAGGTAAAGATACTGGAGGTGGAGAAGCAGCGAAAGTTGCTCGTTCCAGGGATCACGGAAGCTGAGGCGGCCGCGATATCGAAGCTATATAACGAGCAAATCTACCGTGCGGAGCTGATGAAGACCCCGGCCGGAGCCTTCGCCGTGGGGGCCACGGATATCGCCAATGAGTTTCAGGATACCTCAAAGCAGATGTATCAGCTCGCACGAAACACCGCCTCCGATATGTCCTCAGCCTTTTCGGAAGGGTTTTTCCAGGTCATGAAGGGTAATTTTCAAGATCTGTATAAAATCGCCACAAATTTCCTCGACGCGATCGCGAAGAGGATTTTTAACATGGCGGCAGATCAGACGACGGGGTGGATTTTCAGAGGATTGGGGGCCGGAAAGCCGACGCCCAGCGGAAACATGGAATGGGGTCCCACTTGGGGTGAACCGTTTCACGAGGGAAGCCACGGAGTCATCCGGGTCGTTCCCAGGCTACATAAGGGCCTGGCCCCCGATGAATTCCCGGCCATCCTCCAGACGGGGGAGCGCGTCCTTTCCCGCTCGGAAGTGAACGCCGGCGCCCCCAATGTCACGATCAACATCGAGAACAAGACCGGCCAGGAAGTGAAGCAGAGCAACGTCGGGACCTCCTTCAACGGTAAGGATTACGTCATCAGCATCGTCCTGGAGGCCGCCCGGAATAACATGGGATTCCGGAACGCCCTCGGTTTAGGAGGGTGATAGGTGTCAAATTTTCCAACCTTATCCCTCGGCCCGGTTTATCCCATAAGCGAAGTACCCGTCGATGCGGGGATCCGGACTCCGTTCGAATCGGGCTACACGCAATCCCGGCCAAAATTCAGCCGGATCACCCGGAGATGGCCCGATGTCACCTACCGGGGGATGACCGACTCCGATAAAAGCTCTCTTTTTACCTTTGAGAACACAACCGTTCGGCAGACGGATTCTTTCACCTGGGTTCATCCTTATACCGGCACCTCCTACACGGTTCGCTTTGCGGGCCCCCTGGAATATTCCCTTGTGGATTATAACAACTGGAATTTCCGTTTCTCCCTGGAGGAAGTGTGAGAACTCTACCGCCAAGCTTCATCCCGGAGAAAAACAAGCTGGCCTCAGCCGATCCGACCGTTCTCTTGCTGGAAGCCCAGATCTCCGGATTGGATCCCATCTATCTGGCCCGAAACAATGAAAATATCGTTTCCAACGGGAATACCTACCAGGCCTTTTCCTTCGAGCTTGATGTTATCCAGGAAACGTCAAAAGGCGATATCCCGAATATCCAGCTCCGGGTAAACAACGTCACCCGCGCCCTGGAGTATTATTTCGACCAGTACGAGGGATTCATCGATAGCAAGGTGATCCTGAGCGCCGTCCACGTCGCCCATCCCAATGATGTGGTAATCGCCATGGATGCCGACATCATGAGCTCCAATTCGGATGATCAGTGGATCTACCTGAGCCTGGGGGCGCCCAGTCCCCTGCTTTTCCGCTTCCCTCCGGAGACGTACATTGCGGAATTCTGCTCCTGGACGCCAGGTGGACCGGAATGCGCGAAAGGCGAGGCTACCAATGTTTGCAGGAGGACGCACGCCGATTGCGTCCTTTACCAGAATACCCAGAGGTTTGGCGGGCATCTGGGCCTGGCCAATCCTCAATTAAGGATCGCTTAAATGCGTGTCACGCAAAGTCGCAAAGGCCGCCAAGAGAGATTATGTCAAAAGGAAGAATAACCGAGATGAAATTCTTTGCGTACTTTGCGCCTTTGCGTGAGAAATCTTAGGCACCTCTTATGAAATATGACGATCTTTTATCCATTCCGTATGTCCAGGGCGGCCGGGATCCCAAGAATGGGTTGGATTGTTGGGGCCTTTGCATTGAGATTTACCGGCGGGTTGGGCGAGAACTCCCCGACTTTCAGGGCTCCGTGGATGAAACCCCCGATATAATGGAAAGCCACATTCCTAAATTCGAGCAATTGCCAGGCCCCGAGCCGTATGCGCTTGTGGCCTTCCGGATATATGGGCCATTTGTAAACCACGTGGGCGTCGTTCTGCCGGACGGTAGGGAGGAACGGTCGGCCCCCCCCACATCATTCATCCATCATTTCAAAGGGCGCAGCGTCGCGGTGGAGAGTTTGAATCATATTATTTGGAAATCGCGTATCGCGGGCTTTTATCGATACAGAGGCTATTGATTTTGTTTTACAACTTTAGGCACTTTAGGCACTCTAGGCACTTTAGGCACTCTCGATGGAATCGATGATCAGAAACAAAATTACCCTCGTAAAGGTGAATAATCCTTTCAGCCGGACGGACCGATCGATCCAGTGCATCGAATACCGCGGGGAATCGATCGCCCAAATCCTGGAGAAACATTTTCCACCCGAGATCAATTTCATCGTTTCCATCAACGGAAAAGTCATCCCGATCGACCAGCATCCCCTGACCCGCCTGCGTGATGGGGATTACGCGGTCTTCCTTCCCCGCCTGGAATGCGGGAATAACGGCTGGCGCATCGTGGCGATGATCTCGGTTATAATAATTTCGATTTATGCCCCATACTTGGCCCCCGAGGCATGGGGAGCAATCGGCGCAATGGAGACCGTAAGTGCCACAGGTATGTTATTGAGTGCCGGTGTCTTGATGGTCGGAGGCCTGCTCGTCAATGCCCTCCTTCCCCCATCCCCCCCTTCCCAACCCGGCATGAGCGACGGCGCAGGGAGTCAGACATACTCCTGGAATCCCCAGACGGTTCAGGCCCAGGGGATCCCAATCCCCAAGGCATACGGGACGAACCGGCTTTATGGAAACGTCCTCGATGCCTACCTGGAAAACGTGGAGGACAAGCAGTATTTGAACATCCTCCTCTGCCTCGGCATGGGGCCATTCAATCGCCTGTGGGATTTCAGGATCAACGATCAGCCGGTCAGCGGCCTCCAGGGTGTGGAGATCCAGGTCCGGATGGGAAAACTCAACCAGGACCCCGTTAGCTTCTTTGGGAGCACAAAAATCGAGTATCCACTGGGCGCGAAGGTAACCCAGGACTCGACCTATGTCGAAACAATCTCCGGACAGACCTATACCCGAACAGGGTACAAATACCGGACCGTACGGAACGATTTTAATGAGCTGCGGATTGACGTTACCTTCCCGTCAGGGCTGTGGTATCAGAACAACGAGGGCGGGTTTGAACCCAATGCGGTGATTTACCGGATACGGATGCGGCCGGTCGGGGGCGAGTGGACCACGGTGACCCATCAGTGGTCGGAAACAATGACCAATAATATCCCACATTGGAGTTGCGGCCACTTCGTAAACGGATATGAAGGAGATCCAACATGGCTCCAGGTGGAGGCCGGCACACAGGATCCCACCGAGCACACGGAAGGAGAGCCGGGGAGCGGATTTGGAAATTATTGGTCTTGGATTATAAGTGGCCAATATTTGGTAAAATTCTACGCCGATAACTACTATGTCGTCGCCAACTCGCGGAAGACCTTTCGAAAAACCTTAGAAGTCCCGAACCTGTCCCGGGGCAATAATTATGAAATCGAAGTGACAAAGCTGGTTCCGGAAAAATCTCCCGACCGATTCGGCCAGGACATTTACGTTACGGCCGTTCGCGAAGTCTTCTATGACGGCGCCGAATACCCGCGACACGTCCTCGTGGGAATCCGCGCGCTGGCCACGGATCAACTCTCCGGCAGCCTCCGCTTTTCCTGCCTGGGTGAATCAAAATTGGTCCGGATCTGGGATGGAGGTTCCTGGACCGTTGCTCATTCAGAAAATCCGGCCTGGATCATGCACGATGTTTTTACCCAGCCGATATTCGACAACTCCCTGAATGTTCTCGAATATCGGGGTATCGATCCAGCGCGGCTCAGTCTGGCTAAATTCAAGGAACTCGCGGATTACTGCGATGAGCTGGTCCCCGACGGACAGGGGGGATATGAGAAGCGGATCACCTTCAACGGGGTTTTCGATGCCGATTCCTCGATGTGGGAATCGGCCATGAAGGTCGGAGCGATCGCCCGGTCCACCCCCTATTTCAATGGATCCAAGATCACCCTGGCCATCAATAAGCCCCGGGCGGCAGTCCAGATGTTTACGATGGGAAATATCGTCCCAGGGACGTTCAAGCAGACTTTCCTGCCCCGCCAGGAGCGGGCCACCGAAATCGAAATTGCCTACAAGAACCGCGACAACGATTACCAGGGGGAAACGCTCACCATCTATGATCCCACGCTCACGAAGAAAATCCCGCCGGCGCAGCTTAACCTCATGGGATGTACGAAACGATCGGAGGGTTGGCGGCATGGGAATTTCCGGCTGGGCTGCAACCGCGTCCTGAAGCGGGTGATAGAATGGGGAGCCGACATCGACGCGATCGCCTCCACGGTCGGAGACGTGGTTTATCTCCAGCACGACGTTCCCCAATGGGGAGAGGGATCGCGCCTGGTTTCGGCCACGGTCAATACCGTTACCCTGGATAAGCAGGTCACGCTCTCGGCCGGCAAGACCTACAGCGTAATGATTCGCCTTTCCGCCACCGATGCCCTGGTCACGAAAGCGGTCACGGACAGCCCCGGAGATTACACGGTCCTGCATCTGGGCTCCAACTTTGACATTATTCCCGCCAAATTTGACCTCTTTTGGGTCGGAGAAGCGAATCCCGGACCTAAGCCGGTCCAGATCCTGGATATAAAGAGGACTCAGGATCAGAGTGTAAATCTATATGCGACCGAATACAATGAAAGGGTTTATGATGCGGATCTCGGCATCTCTCCATCCGAGACTCCGAGTTATTCGGGCGCCGTCCCTTATGTGACCCTGGATAATCTGACCCTGACCGAGCAGTTCCCCCGGGATGCCGTGGAGGGAGTGCGCCGGACGATCGAAGTAAGTTTTACTATCGACTCCGGCCTCTTCAAAACAGCCGAGATCTGGTACAAAAAAGACAACGGCGAATGGACCTTCGCAGGGATCACGGCCGGCAAGAGCTATATTCTGCACAATATCGATTCGAATGTGCTCTACACGGTCAAAGTTGTAGCAATTAATAACTTCGGGGCAAAGACACCTTGGGATAAGGCCCCATCCGGGGATATTTATGCGACAGATCTTCCTGCCACAGCGGCGCCCACCGGACTTCTCGTAAGTCAGGCTGGCGAGACCCTGCGCGTTTCCTGGCAGCCCCCGGATTATGCCTATGTGGATCATTACGAAGTATGGAAGGCGGAGGGGGCAGGGAATTTCGGCAAGACCAATGACGTTCAAGGAACCGAAATTGTAATTCCGATCTCGGACCCGAAAGTGGATTCCTATACCATCGGCGTATGCACGGTTTCCCTCGCCGGAGAAAAATCGCCATTCGTCGAGAAGAAAATCATGAACTCCGCGATCGGATCCGGAGAGGTCAGCCTGTCGGAAATTCGCTACACCGTCGAGGGCAATGCGATCACTCTACAATGGGACGTGATGAACGACCCGCAGATCGCTCTTTACGAGGTGCGCAATGGCCCGGTCGGCAGCACTTGGGAAACGGCGGTAAAAGCCGGGGAATCAACCACCGGGACGTTCATCGGGGTCATGGACACCACGAAGCCCATCTGGCTCATCAAGGCGAAACTTTCCACCGGCGCATATCTAAGCGGGATCTTCATCCTGCGGCTCGCGATCCTGGCGGCGCCGGGCAGGATAGATATTTCCGTGGCCGAGCCCAATATCGTCGCGGACTGGCCGGATGTTCCAGGAGCGGATAAATACCGGGTGATCGTCGATGCCGGCGGCCTGGCAGATCAATTCTGGGTCACCGAGTCCAGGATACAATTCCTCATTCCCAAACACGACACGCTGGTCCGGGTCCAGGCCTGGAACAATAGCGGGATTTTCTCGGATTGGGTCGATGAGGATGTCACCATAGCCGGGATCTACTCCTGGAATGAGGTCATCCAGCTCAACATCAATATCACGGGCGGGAAGTACCTCAACATGTGCTACACGGCGGGAAACGAGGTCAGGAAGCCTTCCGTGGCCGGATCGACCGTGGCCCTGCCCATTTCGGATATCAACGATTGCGACCTCTTCAATTTTGCCGATGCCTACGATGCCGTGCTGGCGTCGGACATCCAGGACACGCCGGCGTCATGGTTCCGGGGCGATTGGTGGCGGCCGAAGGATGGCTTTTTCGAGTCCGGGATCTACGACCTGGGCGCCATCTATACCGGCAGGCTGATCGTGCGGGTCGATAAAACGGTCTCCTACCTCGGTTCGTCAATCCCTCTGTGGGAATCGGTCCTTGCAAAGTACCTGGAAGATTTCACGGCCCTCGAGCTCGAGGACCAGAAAACGCACGTGGAGGCCGACCTTTATATTTCCACGGATAATATCACCTGGGCGACCGCGAAAAACAATGATTGGATCACCGCGCAGTATATCAAGTTTGTCGGGGCGGTCACCTACGCTTCCCCGTTGTCGGAGGTCAAGATCGGCACGGGCCAGATCACGATCGATGTTCCGGACCTGACGGAAAGCAAAAAAGAAGTGGGAGTGACCGGCGGATCGAAGGCGATAACTTTCACCAAAGGTTTCCGGCAGGTCAAATCGGTCCTCTGCAACGGCGTAGGCGCGGGAATTACCGCCTGGGCCACGAACGTGACGGCAGCCGGCTTCACGCTGAATCTGAGCACGTCGAGCGCCACGGATGTTTATTTTTTCGCCAAGGGATATTAGATTATTCCCTCTCCCCCGGCGGGAGAGGGGGAGGGTGAGGGGGAATTAAATGCCAACCGACCTGGAACTGATAGCCAGTTTTACCAGCCTTTGCGCCGACGCGAAAGAAGTGCTCCAAAAGCTCAGGGACTTTGCCAGGGAGAACAAGGAAGTGACCTGGAACCTATCCGGCGGGATCTCCATCAGCACCGACTCCATGCTGAAAATGGCCGCGGATTTCGGGACTGAGATCGACGCCCTGGCAGTGGACTTCTACAAGGACTTCGGCGACGCCGTGACCGCCAGCCTAACCTATAATTCGGACGGCACGATCGCCACGGAGACGGTCACATTCAGCAGCGGTTGGCAGCTCATAAAAGCCCTGACGTACTCTGGGGGCGTGGTGGCCTCAATAGGGTTGACATTGAAAAATGGCGCGGGCGCAACAATCTGGACCGCCAGCCGGACGATCAGCTACAACGCCGGCGGCCAGATAACCGGCATCGCATAGGAGACAAAAAGATGATCACCGAGATCGCAGTGTACAATGAACTTCTCAAAGCCCGGCGGCAAATAATCCCCATCGAAAGCATAAGGGGAATAATTTATACCAGCTCTGTGCAGGTTCCAGTTCAGGCCTTTGCAGATTGGGTGGATGACAATCTCCTGATTTTGAGTGGACTCATATTCAACGCCGCTTCTCCGAGCACTCAAAAGTTCGACGTGACGGCTCGGACCTGCACGCAGGTATCGACGACGGTTTATACGGGATCATCGGGGTGGCAATGGGGGACAAGATGTCTTTTGCGGGATCGGACCGGCGACCGCAAACTATGGATGACAAATGAGAATCCGGGGGATTATGGACTCTACTATTACGACGGGACCACATTGACCAAAAAATTGAGCGACTCGGGTATTGGATATCTGGCCTATGGAAATGATGGTTTTGTGTACCATAAATCCTCGACTGGGAATTATTATAAATGCTACAACGGCGTCGTTTCAGTCGTATCGAATCCCACGATCTGGAGTCTGAGCCATGAGACGGCCATGCAGCCGAATGGATTATGGGCGGGCACTAATCCCGGGAACCTGGTACCAGAGACGGCGGCCGTCACGAATCTCGGTTCAGAATCGATTCCCTTCGGAGCGGTCTTCACGACCAATGCGGATATGACTAATAATTATCAATGGTTTGCCCTGCGCAACATTCTGGGTGCTGACGATTACCTGTGCGTGGGCCGGATCCAATCCGACACGACCAATCGAATCCATAATATCAGGCTCTTGCTGATCAACAAGCAAACCAGGGCCGTGCGCCTTTTGCCCAGAATGAGCATCGGGGTTTACGGCACAGGCGCTCCGGTCTTATCGAATACGGACCTGCCAGTTTATGCCGCGCGTTTTGTGGCCGGGAGTGGCCTTTTCGTTTATGTTCTTATGGCCTACTTCCTCAGTGGATCGACGAACTATTTCCAACTCGGAGAAATATTCTACCCGATGGAACTCAATTTTTAGGAGGTTCTCATGGTGCGAGTGGACAAAATTAACGGAATCGAGCGGTACGTGGTGGTGATCCCGGAAGAATCACTCTACCAGCCCGAGAACCCGGATACGGGGAAGCCCTTTGTTTCCCAGGCCGACGCCGAGGCCTGGCAGGCGAA